CCTAAGGGTATGAGGACGGCTATTAAGAAATTAGAAGAACGCCTCCTATCCGCTAATAGAATAGAACACGTCATAGACGCCATAGTTAAAGCTGCCGAAGACCCTGAACATAAAAACCAAGCCGCAGCATGGAAATTAATTATGGATAGAATGGCTCCTCTAAGTCATTATGATAAAACAAAAGGGAATGAAAAGCCAGTCATTCAAATCAACGTATCCTCTATAGACCGCATAGATACTGGGGTTCAGGACATTGAGGGTGAAGTAATTGAATAAACTTGCCGACCAACTAGCCAAACACGAAGGTGTTAAGAGATTCGCTTATAAATGCCCCGCTGGTAAGTGGACTATAGGAATAGGAAGGAATATAGACGAGGATGGTGGATTAGGACTATCCGATGCTGAAATCTACACCCTATTAACTAATGACATTCGTAGAACGGAAGAAGAGCTAAGCAATTCATTCCGTTTTTTTAACGATTTAGATAGGGTTCGTAAGGATGCAATGATTAATATTTGCTTCAATATCGGACTACCACGCCTCAGGAGCTTCAGAGAAGCCCTCAGAGAGATGGAAGCAAAGAACTACCCCGAGGCTGCGGTAGAGTTTTTAGACTCTCTATGGGCCTCTCAGGTGGGTCAGAGGGCATTAGACGTTACTTACATGATTCAACATGGAGAATATCCAGATGAAGGGCGTTAATCACTATAGAAAAGATGGAACCCTACATAAGGGTGGTTCTCATAAAATGCCCAACGGTGAGTTGCATTCGGGCAAGACACATTCAAAGTCTAGTGTTAGGCTCTACCATTACGGTGAGCTAAGTAAGAAAGCTCAAGATAAAGCACGTTCAAACTGGAGATGATTATGCCTGCTAATATGAAAGGTAAAAAAGGTAAAAAAACTAAAGGGCCAAAAAGAGTTCGTAAACCTTACTGATGGCTTATACCAAACCTAAGTTAAGGGAAAAGCTGAAAGCTAAGATTATGGCTGGCTCCAAAGGGGGTAAGCCAGGTCAGTGGTCAGCCCGTAAAGCCCAACTATTAGCCCAAGAATATAAATCTGCGGGCGGTGGTTATACTGGAAGTAAGACTAAAGCCCAGAAATCCTTAAAGAAGTGGACTAAGGAAGAGTGGGGTACTAAGTCTGGCAAACCTTCAACCCAAGGCAAGGAAGCTACGGGTGAACGCTATTTACCCAAGAAAGCTAGGGAAAAACTAACTAAGAAGGAATATCAAGCCACTTCAAGGAAGAAGCGGGAAGATACGAAAAAAGGAAAGCAATTCTCTAAACAACCCAAAAAGATAGCCAAGAAAACCTCAAGGGCTAGGAAATGAGACCAGAAACTTTCTACACCATTGGTAATAACCCCACCGCTGGTGCTTCCAATACCATAATGACCGTACCAAATGGTTATGAGGCGCGTATCACTAACGTCTTTGTAACTAACAATACGGGTTCTACTAAAAACTTTTCCGCAGCTTGGGTTCATGGAAGTGATACTTACGCCTTTGCATCTGCTAAATCTTTGAATAGTAAAGACTTTATTGAATACGGTGGGGAGTTTGGTCAGTTTTTAATCATGGATGAGGGAGATACTATGACGGTAACTCCTGAAGCTGGCTCTACTTTCGTAGTAATCGTATCTTTCATCCTATTAAAACATGATGGTTCTAAGTTTGATTTAACTATATGAACTTAGACATCAATTTATTAAATTGGCAACAGGAAGTCTGGAACGACCCCACTAGATTCAAAGTTGTCGCAGCAGGCCGTAGGACAGGTAAATCCCGTCTTGCGGCTTATTTACTTCTAGTCAACGCATTACAAGCTACTAGAGGCCACGTTTTCTATGTAGCCCCTACTCAAGGACAGGCTAGGGATATTATGTGGAACCTCCTATTAGAACTAGGAGGGGACATGGTTGAAGGCTCCCACGTTAATAACTTACAGATTAAGTTAATTAACGGGATTACAATTTCCTTAAAAGGAGCCGACAGACCAGAGACTATGCGGGGTGTAAGTTTAGCCTACCTAGTTTTAGACGAATACGCAGATATGAAGCCTGACGTTTGGGAGTTGATTTTACGCCCAGCCCTGTCAGACTTAAAAGCTAGTGCTTTGTTCATTGGGACACCAATGGGTAGAAATCATTTCTATGAACTCTACAAACAAGCTGAGTTAGGTAGCGACCCCAATTTCAAAGCATGGCATTACACCAGTTACAACAACAATCTCCTAGATAAAAGCGAGATTGACCAAGCTAAAATCTCCATGTCCTCCTACGCTTTTAGGCAGGAGTTCATGGCATCCTTTGAGGCTAGGGGTTCTGAGATGTTTAAGGAATCCTGGGTTAAGTTTTCTGAGGAAGAACCCGATGGTGATTACTATATAGCCATTGACTTAGCTGGCTTTGAAGAAGTTGGCAAAAAGAACAAAACCAAAAACCTTGACAACACATCTATAGCTGTAGTAAAGGTGGGTAGCCAAGGGTGGTGGGTTAAGGATATAATTACGGGTAGGTGGTCTTTAGACCAGACTGCTCAAAAGATTTTTCAGGCCGTTAGGGACTATCAGCCTATCTCTGTGGGAATAGAGAAAGGTATTGCGCGTCAAGCTGTAATGTCTCCCTTAACTGACCTTATGAAGAAGTATTCTCGTTTATTGAGGGTTGAGGAATTATCCCATGGAAATAAGAAGAAAACTGATAGGGTCATGTGGGCGTTACAGGGAAGATTTGAGAATGGTCTTATTTGCCTTAACAAAGGGGAATGGAACATTCAATTCTTAGACGAGCTATTTCAATTTCCTGACGCTCTGACACATGACGATATGGTGGACGCTTTAGCCTATATAGACCAGTTGGCTAATGTGTCCTACTCGTATGATTTTGAAGAAGACCATTTTGAAGCCGTAGATATGGTAGCTGGTTACTAATATGCTTGATAAAGAAGAGTTTACGATTCTACAAAGGGTTGAAGATTGGGTCATGGAGAAGTGTGACTCATGGCGTGACCACTTTGATAACAATTATCAAGATAGATTTGAGGAGTACAATCGTCTATGGAGAGGGCAATTCTCCGCAGAAGATAGGACTCGTGACTCTGAAAGAAGCCAGATTGTATCTCCCGCTCTCCAACAAGCCGTAGAATCTGCCGTAGCTGAGATTGAGGAAGCTACCTTTGGGCGTGGAAGGTTCTTTGACATTAAGGACGATTTGAGAGATGGTGAACCTCAAGACGTTGTTTACTTAAGAGAGCAGTTAAATAAAGACTTCAAACAGAATAAAGCCAGAAAAGGTGTTGCGGAGTGTCTGATAAACGCCGCCGTCTATGGAACTGGCATTGCAGAAATAGTGCTGCAAGAAGAAAAAGAAATGAAGCCAGCCTCCCAACCAATAATGGAAGGGCAGATGCAGGCGGTAGGGGTAAACATAGCAGACAGGACAGTCTGTAAATTAAGACCAGTATTACCTCAGAACTTCTTAATTGACCCTGTAGCTACTTCCATTGAAGAGGCTATAGGTGTCGCCATTGATGAGTACGTTCCCTATCATCAAGTAGAGCTTCTCCAAGAGAGTGGTGTGTACAAGGATGTAGACATCACATTCGCTTATGAAGATTCCGACCTAGACCCCGACCCCGAACTTACTGACCAGCCCGATGAGAAGGTTCGCCTTACTAAATACTACGGTTTAGTGCCTAAATATTTAGTTGAAGATGAAGAAGACTTTGAAATTGAGGACGAAGACGGTCACTACATTGAATGTATTATCGTAATTGCTAACGGTGGTACGTTACTTAAAGTAGAACGAAACCCCTACATGATGGGCGATAGACCCGTTATTGCTTTTCCTTGGGATATAGTTCCTGGAAGATTTTGGGGTAGGGGAATATGTGAAAAGGGATATAACTCTCAAAAGGCTCTAGACGCTGAATTGAGAGCTAGGATTGATGCTCTAGCACTTACTGTTCACCCAATGATGGCTATGGATGCTACCCGATTACCAAGGGGTGCAAGGCCAGAAGTCCGTCCAGGAAAGATACTATTAACCAATGGCGACCCAAGAGAAGTCCTACAACCTTTCAACTTTGGGCAGGTTAATCAGATTACTTTTGCTCAGGCTAATGAACTCCAGAAGATGGTTCAAACCGCTACTGGAGCCATAGATTCTGCTGGAATCCCAGGTTCTATTAACGGTGAGGCAACGGCTGCTGGTATCTCAATGTCCCTTGGTGCGATTATCAAGAGGCATAAGAGAACTCTTATTAACTTCCAAGAGTCTTTTTTGATACCTTTCGTAACAAAAGTAGCACACAGGTATATGCAGTTTGAGCCTGAAATCTACCCTGTTAACGATTATAAGTTTGAAGTTATCTCCTCTTTGGGGATTATTGCTAGGGAATACGAAGTAACCCAATTGGTACAATTACTTCAGACTATGGGTTCAGACTCACCTCTGTACCCAGTTTTAATTCAATCAATTATAGATAACATGAACATCTCCAATAGGGAGCAATTAATTCAGGTTATCCAACAAGCCTCACAGCCTAACCCTGAACAACAGCAGGCGGCTCAGATGGCTCAACAGATACAGATGGAGTTTCAGCAATCTCAGACTAACGCGCTTAATGGACAGGCTGCGGAGTCTCAGGCTAGGGCTAGTAAGATTGTCCAAGAGACTAAGGCTATTCCTGTTGAGCTTGAGAACGATAGGATTAAGGCCGTTGCCACTAACTTGAAGGCTGGCACTGAGGATGATAAAGAGTTTGAAAGGCGAATGAAGGTAACTGAAAAACTATTGGAGGAGAGAAGGCTTAACCTAGAGACGGCTAAGGCTTTGTCGTAATGATTACTAATCAGGAAATGCAAAACATCCTTGACCAGATTAATGTCATTGTTAAGGGTTTGGAGCAAAGAATTGTAAAGTTGGAGGAGGCTAATAAGCCTAAGAAGGGTGGACAGAGAAACGGAAAAGCATTACCAGAATCTTAAGGATATGTTCCGAACAGATGGCTGGAAAGTATTAATGGACGAGCTTAAGAATAATGCTCTCCAAATTAATTCTGTAGAAGTAACGAAGGATAACGAGGATTTAAACTTCCGTAAGGGACAACTTAATATCCTTGCCTTCATACTTAATATGGAGTCTACCGTTGAGCATTACTTAGAGGGTAGCAATGATTCTGTTTGATTTTGTGTGCAAGTATGGTCATGTGAATGAAAAACTTGTTCCACGTGAAACCAAAGAGATTGATTGTCCTCAATGTAATGAGGTAGCAACGAAGGTCATCCCTGCTGTCAGGTGTAGTCTTGACCCCACTTCTGGACATTTTCCAGGTGCAACAGATAAGTGGGTGCGAGCCAGAGAGCAGAAGATGAAACTAGAACGTAAGGCAGCCGAACAATAGTCCTTAGGGGTAGCTAGAGTCGGTCTTAACGGAGTTTAATAATGGCAAGACTAATTGACCCAGTAGAGGTAGATGAAAACGAACAGGTAGAAGATGTCCAACAAGAAGCTGAAACCGAAACGGCTTCTGAAGGGGTAGCAGACATTCCACCTGAATATCAAGGTAAGACACAGGCAGAACTTATCAAGATGCACCAAGAGGCTTCTAGCCGACTGGGAAGTCAAGGTAGCGAAGTTGGTGAATTACGAAGGATAGTAGACGATTTCATTCTTAAACAGTCAGAAACGAAAGCACCTGAACCTGCTGAAGAGGTAGATTTTTTTGCTGACCCTGACAAAGCTGTAGAAAGTAAGATTGCGAACCACCCTGCTATTAGGGAGGCTCAAGAGACTACTCTACGGATTAGACAGGAACAAGCTAAACAGGAGTTAATTAACAAGCATCCAGACGCGCAAGAGATTATTCAGACCCCAGAATTTATTAACTGGGTTAAGAGTGATGACATTCGCATGGAGCTTCTTACTCGTGCTGACCAACAGTATGACAGTAAGGCTGCTGATAACTTGTTTTCTCAATGGAAACAAATCAAACAGTCTTCTCAAGCTGCTGTTCAGAATGAGGTTGATGCTAGGAAGGATAATGTTAAACGAGCTTCTACAGGTGGGGCTAAGGGTAGTACCGAAGCACCCTCCAAAAAGATATACCGAAGGGCAGATATTATTGAACTTATGAAGACTGACCCAAGGCGTTATCAAAGTATGGAGCCTGAAATTAGAAAGGCTTATATGGAGAAGCGCGTAAGATGAGGTAATTTACAATGGCTGGTGAAACTTCTGGTGCGTTTTTTACTGCAAACGCAACTGTAGACAAAACCGCAGCGGGAACTTTTGTACCTGAAATATGGTCGGACGAAGTTATTGCTGCATATCAAAAATCTCTGAAGATGGCTCCTCTTGTTAAGACCATGACTATGTCTGGTAACAAGGGTGATGTTATCCACATTCCTAAGCCCACTCGTGGTAGCGCAAATGCTAAGGCAGAAGCCGTAGCAGTTACTATGCAGGCTAATCTGGAAAGTGAAACCACTATCACTATTAACCGTCACTACGAGTATTCTCGTCTGATTGAAGATATTGTTGAAGTCCAGGCTCTTGCCTCACTCCGACAGTTCTACACTGAAGATGCTGGTTACGCTCTTGCTAAGCAGGTTGATGATGACCTGTTCCGCGCTGGTACTGGTTTCGGTAGTGGTACGTTTGACCTGACTGTTCCTGTTACTGGTACTTGTACTGGTACTGCATGGGAAGGCGCAAACACTTACTTTGTAGACGCATCTAATGGTCTAACCGCTTACACTGACGATACAGTCGTAGCAGCAGACGTATTTACTGATGCTGGCTTCCGTGCGTTGATTAAGCTGATGGATGATAATGATGTCCCAATGACTGACCGCGCTTTCGTTATCCCACCTGCATTGCGTTCTGCAATCATGGGTACTGAGCGTTATGTATCTGCTGATTTCCGTGACGGTGCTACAGTTCAATCTGGACTGATTGGCTCTGTTTATGGAATTGACATTTACGTCTCTTCTAACTGCCCACTTATTGAAGACGCAACTTCCAACTCTGTTGGTACTGCGGATGTTCGTGGTGCATATCTGATTCACAAGGATGCCCTTGTACTTGCTGAGCAAATGAGCGTTCGCTCACAGACTCAGTACAAGCAAGAGTACCTGTCAACTCTGTACACTGCTGACACCCTCTATGGTGTTCAAGCACACCGTCCAGAAGGTGGCTTCATCCTCTGTGTACCTGACGTATAAGTTAGGATAGGTTGGGGGGCTTCGGCCCCCTGACTTTTTATTATGAAAAAGAAAGACCCAAGATTAGCAAGAGTCGGAGTCTCTGGTTATAACAAGCCTAAGAGGACTCCTAATCACCCTACTAAAAGCCACGTTGTTGTAGCTAAGTGTGGGGATGGAAGTATTAAGACAATTCGCTTTGGTCAGCAGGGCGTTAAAGGTGCTGGCAAGAATCCGAAGACAGCGGCAGAAAAGGCGAGGAGGAAGTCTTTTAAGGCGCGTCACGCAAAGAACATTGCTAAA